GGAAAAGGACAAGGATGCGCCGGACGGTGAACAGGAGGTCTACTTGTGGATGCCAGACAGCATCAACAAGCTGGAAAACGCGATTTATGAAGAGCGTATTTCCATCGACCACAATCCGATGCTCGATCTATGCGCGGCAAGCGTCGTCTACGAGGAAAACCGCACCGGGCATCGCATGTTCGACAAGGCCAAGGCCTTCGGTCGAATTGACGGCATGGTCTCGCTTGCGATGTCGGTTGGCGTTGCTCTGTGCCGTGAAAGGGATTCCGGCATGGATGACTATTTCAAGAGATTGGCAGGTGCGGCGTGAAGCTTGGCAGAAAGCTGAAAAGCGCAATCGTCCGATGGATCGGAGACGAAATGCTGTCCGGCCGCGCTTCCGGCCTTCCCGGTGATGCTGGCGAGATCGTTTCCGAACATTCCGCCATGTCCCTTTCGGCTGTGTGGGCCTGTGTCAATCTCCTGGCGGGCACGATCGCAAGCCTGCCGGTGATGGTCTATCGGCCGGACGGAAAGGGACGCCAGCAGATTGCCACGGATCATGCGCTGTATCGGGTTTTGCATATGAGCCCGAATTACGACCAGACGGCCCTTGATTTCTGGGAGTTCGTTTGCGCCTCTCTGGAGCTTTGGGGCAATGCCTATGCCCGCATTGAACGAACAGCGGGGGCGGTGATCGGTCTCTACCCGATTTCTCCGGTGAATGTCGTTGTCCGGCGGTTGTCATCCGGTGACCTTGAATACCGGTGGAGTGAAAACGGCCGTTCGTTCCTGTCCACGGATCGCGACATTCTGCACATTCGTGGCTTTGGCGGAAACCCGCTCGGGGGTATGCCCACGCTGCAGTTCGGCCGCAATGTCTTCAGTTTGGCGCGGGCTGGTGATCGCGTGGCCGGCAAGATGTTTGCAAACGGGATGCAGCCAAGCGGCGTTCTGAAGTTCGACAAGTTTCTAACACCAGAACAGCGACAAATCGCGGAAGAAAAGCTTGCCTCTCAATTTGCTGGCGCAAGCAATGCCGGCCGCCCCTTTGTTCTCGAAGGCGGTGTTGACTGGAAACAACTATCGCTCACGCCGGAAGATGCGCAGATGCTGGAATCACGCGCCTATTCGGTTGAGGAAATTTGCCGTTTCTTCGGCGTGCCGCCTTTCATGATCGGCCACAACGAGAAAAGCAGCGGTTACCCGACCAGCCTTGAGCAGCAAGTGCTGACCTTCCAGAAATTCACCTTGCGCCGCCGCCTAAAGCGGATCGAGCAAGCCTTGATGAAGCAGCTGCTTTCACCAGCGGATCGGGCAACCGGACTTTCGATCGAGTTCAATATCGAGGGTCTATTGCGCGGTGACAGTGCCGGCCGCGCACGGTTCTACCAGATGATGACCGGGATCGGCGCGATGACCATCAATGAGGTTCGCGCGCTGGAAAACTGGCCCGATGTGGAAGGCGGCGATGTCCCGCGCATGCAGATGCAGAACAAGCCGATCGCGGAAATTGACCGTGAGGCAATGCGCGAACTTTTATCCGAAGCGCGGGAGCAACAGCCGTGAAGACCAAAGATTTCAAGCTCGATATCAAGAGCATGACCGATGAAGGTACTTTCGAAGGTTACGGTTCGATTTTCGGAAACGTGGATTCTTACGGCGAAAAGGTGCTTCCGGGTGCCTTTGTCGAAAGCCTCGCCAAGCACCGCCGTGAGGGTTCCAATGTCATGATGCTCTGGAACCACAATTCCTATGAGCCGATCGGCATTTGGGAAGATCTGGCGGAAGATGCCAAGGGGCTGTGGGGCAAGGGGCGGCTGCTGCTTGATATCCAGCGCGCGCGGGAAGTGCATGCCCTGGCAAAGAATAACGCGATCGGCGGTCTTTCAATCGGGTATCGTGAGTTGGACACGGACCAGGATGGCAGTATCCGACTTCTGAAAAAGCTCGATCTCTATGAGATTTCGCCGGTCACGTTCCCGGCAAACCGGCGGGCGCGGATCGAGAGCGTGAAGTCCGAACGGATGGAAGAATTTGCCAGACGCTTGCGCGACGGCGACCCCATGCCGATCAAGGAATTTGAGAACATCCTGCGGGAAGCAGGGGTTCCGAAAAGCATGGCCCTGGCGATCGCCTCGCATGGCTATGCAAAGGCTATTCGGAGTGATTCCGATGGCGAAAAGGCGGATGACGGCGCCGCATTCATGCGCGCACTTCTCAACAACTAAACCCACTGAAAGAGTTTAAGACGATGAAGAACAGACGCTTTCTCGCGGCTACATCCCTGTTGGGTGCCATGACCGCAAACGAACGCATGGCTGGCCGCTATTTGCGTGACGGCAATGGTCACCCTACCGCCGAACAGCTCGCCACCCAGTTCAAGGCCAAGTTCGATCAGTCGATCGACGCGGTGAAGGCTATTGCCGATGAAGCGCTTGGCAAGGCCAAGGCCGGCGAGACGGTGACCGCATCTCTCAAGGAAAAGGCCGATGAAGCCTTGACCAAGATGAATGCGCTGTCCGAACAGGTGTCCGAACTTGCGCAGAAGGCGGCGCGGGCAAAGGAAGGTTCGACGGATCATCAGTCGCTTGGTGAAAAGTTCGTCGCCATGGCGGAATTCAAGGCCATGGCGGAATCGCCGCGTGGTGGTGTTTCCGTCAATATGCCGGTGAAGGCTGATATCACCACGGCGACCACGGATGCCGCCGGTTCGGCCGGTGCGGGCATCGCTCCGGTGCGCCTGGCTGGCGTGCAGGAGCTTCCGCAGCGGCGGCTCACGATCCGTGATCTGTTGACCCCTGGCAACACGGACGGCCCTTTGATCCAGTATGTGCAGGAAACCGGCTTCACGAACAATGCCGCGATGGTGGCGGAAGGTGCTGCCAAGCCGCAGTCGGATCTCAAGTTCGCTGACAAGGACGTCTCGACCAAGGTGCTTGCGCACTGGATGCGGCCGTCTCGCCAGATCCTGTCCGACTTCGCGCAGGTTCGATCGATCATCGATCAGCGTCTGATCTATGGTCTGAAGCTGAAGGAAGAGCTGCAGCTGTTGCAGGGTGACGGCACGGGCGAAAACCTGCTTGGCATCATCCCGCAGGCAACAGCCTACTCGGCGCCGATCACACTCGACGATGAAACCAGCATCGACACGATCCGCCTGATGATCCTGCAGGCGGTGCTTGCCGAGTATCCATCCACGGGTATCGTCATGAACCCGATCGATTGGGCCTGGGTCGAAACGCTCAAGGATACGACCGGCCGTTACATCATCGGCAATCCGCAGGGCTCGATCTCGCCGACGTTGTGGGGCCTGCCGGTGGTGGCCACGCCAAGCATGACCATCGACAAGGTGCTGGTCGGTGCCTTCCGGATGGGTGCGCAGGTCTTCGACCAGTGGCAAAGTCGCGTCGAAGTCGGGTTCCAGAATGACGACTTCGTCAAGAACAAGGTAACGATCCTGGCGGAAGAGCGGCTTGCGCTGGCGGTCTATCGACCGGAATCCTTCATTTACGGTGACTTCGGCCGCGTGGCCTAAGTCGTTCCTGAAGCCTTCAAGGGAAGGCGTTTGCCTTCCCTATTTCAGAAGGAAATTCAACATGAAAACTTCCTTTCTCGTGATGCGTGAACACATTGGCGACAAGGCCTATTCCAAGGGTGATGTGCGGGAAGCATCCGCTCATGATGTCGCGCATCTTGTGCGCTCCGGCGTTCTGGTTGCGGATGGTGATGCGGAGAAAAAGGACGGTGAGAAGTCTGCGCCGGCTCCGAAAAACAAGCCGAAGCCCGATTACAAGAAAAAGGTCGATCCGCCGCCTTCGAATAAGGGTATGGCGGCGGCCGGCGCATCCGGTGGTGATGCCGTCTCGGTCGGCGCAGAAGGTGGCGACGAAGGCAAGGCTGACGGCGGCGCGGCGGCCGGCGCGGGAGAATGATCCATGGCCTGTCGCGTTGTCACCGCTCCGGCTCCCGTTGTGACGGCTGCAGATCTCGGTTCCGAATTTGCCGCCAATCCGGCCGCCACGCTGGTCATTGCCGCTGTAACGGCAAAATATGATGGACCAAATGGCAGGCTTGGCCTTTGTCTCGGGCCGCAGGTGCTGGAGCTGGTGACGGCTGCGACTGGTTGCCGGATACCGTTACGGTGCGGGCCTTTCATTGAGGTCATCTCCATAACGGTCATCAGTGATGGCGCGGATCATGCGGTTGATGATGCGGCATACCGGCTGGACCCTTCGGGAGAGGTTTTGTTGTTTGGCGCACTCCCCGCTGTCTCTCGGGACTGGCTTAAAATTCAGTATCGCGCGGGGTATGAACCCGCTTCGACGGGTCCGGTGCCTGACCCCTTGCGGCAGGCGATCATTCTTGAATCGCGCCTGACGCTGCAGATGGTCGATGCTTCGCTCTTCATCAAGGCGGAAGAAGTGGAAGGCGTTGGCCGAACGGAATTCACTTTGCCGGAACAGGTCTCCCGTGTTGTCGAAAAGGCGGTTGACAGTCTGGTGTCCGGTTTCAAGGTCTCACATCTATGACCCCTGACCATGCGTTGGCCATGCTTGACCGTCAGATTGCGCGGCATGGCGAAACCGTGACCCTGCGGCGGGCTGGGCAGGCGGACAAGGCGGTGCGCGGTATTGTGCGCCGCCTTGTCCCTCAGGATCTCGCCAATGCTGCAAACGAGCGTCGATCAACGGTTGTCCTGTCGCCTTCGGATTTTGCCGATTGGCCTGGCCTGCCATCCGCTGATGACCTGGTGGCTATTGGTGCCGGCGCGATGGTGGACGTTTTGGAGCCTGCCGATATCGTTGTCATCGACACAGTGCCGGTGCGGATCTCGCTTGTGGTGGCGGGCTAATGGCGCGTGGTGTCGAGATTTACCGGATTGCCGCGCAAGCCTGTGTAGACCAGATGCAAAAGACGTTGGTCGAGGCGGCAAAGAGTGTGCATCGGCGCATTATGCAGACGCCTCCGAAGCCGTCTTATTTCACGCGGACGGTCGATGGTGTCGAAGGCCTGCCGGAAGAGCGGGTGAAGCCTTACGGCATCATCGTTTATGAGTATTCTCGCCTTGATGAGGTGGTGCAATTCGCGCTTGAAACCTTGTTCGATCTTTCACCGGTTCTCAGTGGCGAATATCGATCCTCGCATTTGCTTTTCGTTGATGGCGTCGAAGCCCGCAATCTGGCTGATTATCGCGGTGGCGAGATCGTCATCATCAATACCGTGCCCTATGCGCGTAAAATCGAACTTGGGCGGATGAAGATGCGGATATCGGACTCCGATCAGGTCTATGCGCAGGCGGTCAATGCGGTCAATGCACGGTTTCGAAACCAGGCATTTGTGCGGCTTCGGTGGCAATCCGTGGTCACCACCAGCCGGCGAAAATCCGGCGATGCAACGTTGCGCTATCCAGCGCTTGTTATTTCGGAGCGGTGAGCATGCTTGGTGATTATGCCGGCGCGTGCAAGGCGATCGAAGATCGTCTGAAGGGCGCCTGGGACCAGACACCTATCGTCTTCGATGATGGCCGCACGCCTGACGTGATCGGGCCGGATCGACGGCTGCAGCCGTGGGTGCTTTGCGAGATCGAAACCTACGACAGCCGTATTCGCTCGATCGGTGGCGCTGGGATGCGCGTGACAGTGGATGCCGGCCGGATCAATCTGACGCTGTTTTCCCCGCGCGCCGAAGTGGATGCTGACCGGGATTCGCGTCGTGATATGGCCGTGCAGCTGGCGAACATCTTCCGGACGGCGGTTTTCTACAAAGTCCTTCCGGGGGTCTATGTGCGGACCTGGACGCCTGTCATCGGGCCGGGAGGCAAGGCGCGATCGGAAAACCCTTCCGGGAATTGGTGGGCAACCACCATTGCCACGCCTTTTGAATTCTATCACCGCGCCTGACGCGGCTAACTGCCGAAAGTGTTTTCGGCGGAAACGCTTTTTCGTGAGCCTTGCACCTTTTGCGCCTTGGGCAAGCGCTTTTCCTTCAGGAGACAGATATGGTTTACCAGTCGGGCCGCGACATTACCGTCGCGTTCAAGCAAGAAGACACGTTTGGCGAAAAGCCGGCGACGAATGGCGCGACGTTCTTCCGCATCAACAGCGGCGGCCTGTCGCTTTCCAAGGGCACAATCCAGAGCGGCGAAAATCGGCGCGACGGCATGACCACGCGGGCGCGGCATGGTGCCAAGACAGTATCCGGCCAGTATGTCGCGGATCTCTCGCTTGGGACGTTCGATGCGCTGATCGAGGCCGCCTTTCGCGGCACGTATGCGCCATCGCTGGTGGTCGATGAAGCCACGGGTGGCCTTACCAGTGTTACGACAACGGCGAATACGATAGTCGCCGCCGCCGGCTCCTGGATCACGGCCGGCTTGCGCGTCGGTGATGTGGTTATGTCCAGTAATTTCGCGGATGCCGAAAACAACGATAGGCTTATTCGCATTACCGGTGTCACGGCAACCACGGTGACGGTGGCGGAAACTCTGATTCCCAACGCTGTTCCGGATACCGGTTTCACGCTCACGCGGCCGAAGAAGTTGCTTCAGGCCAAGGTGGCGCGGTCGTTTTCCGTCGAAGAGGCGGAAGAAAACGTCGATGTGAGCGAAGTCTTCAAGGGCGTGCGCATTGGCCGCCTGCAGATCCAGCTGCAGCCGAACAATATGATCGTGTTGACCTTCGGCGCGGTGGGGCAGGATGCTGAAGTTCTGGAGGCAGGAGCTTCGCCGTATTTTGTCAGCCCGACCGAAACCGTGACGATCGGCATGACGGCGGTCGAATGCGGCATTCGTCTCGGCTCCGGCGATGTGATTGATCTTACGGCGCTGACCATCGATCTCAATCTTAATGCGTCGGGTGTCGAAGTCATCGGATCGACCATCACGCCGGAAGTCTTCACGAACAACGCGCAGATCACCGGCAGCGTGACCATGCTGAAAAAGGACGCGGCGCTGCAGAAGGCCTTCCTGGCGGAAGATCAGCTGAGCCTTCACCTGCTTGCATTGTCGCCGGAAAACGATCTCGATTTCTGCTCGTTCTTCCTCGGCAACTTCTCGCTCGGCTCGTTCTCGAAATCCGATATCGGATCGGACAACGGCCGCACGCAAAGCTTTGATCTGCTCATCGGTAAGGATGCGCGCGGCGGGGCCTATGACCCGACGATGATCAAGTTCCAGACCAGCGCGGCCTGATCATGGAGGCGCGTGTCCGGCAATTGGCCGCCGACCTGGCGGCTGCGATCCGCGATGCAAAAAAGGCGGGCTATTCGATCGAATGGCCGTCCAGCCCGGAAGGGCTCTCCAGCATCGCCATCAGTGAGACCGGCCGCGTGGTGATCGCGTCCGTTGTTGTGGAACCGGAGGTTCTCGCTGAAGCGTCCAGTTTGAGCGGTGAGCCTCTTTCCGACCTGCCGGAGCTTGCCCCCGATGCTCGGGAAGGCGTTGCTGTCGCTCCGCTCATCCTGCCCGACCAAAAATTCAAGAAACGGGCAATCAAGCCCTCATCCGACCAGTGACCGACCACTGACTTTGCTGCAGCAGGCGGGCGGGCTGTCGGTGGCCCGCTCGCCACCTTTACCGACAAAGGAGAGAGACAATGGAAAGCAAAAGCGAATTCGAAGCGCAGGTGCCAAAGGTTCCCAGCTTCAGCCTTAGTGACTTCAACGCCAGCGACACGGCCGATCTCGAAATCATGATTTCGGGGCGTC